CGAACAGAACCAAAATTTCCGTCTGTGTTGCCAGTGTATTCACGAGGCACGGCCGAAAGCCTTATCTGCTGGATTGAAGTATCTCATGGCAGTGGGAATAGCCGCCGCCCATACGGCATTGAGAGTCGCTGTGGGGCTCTGTGTGGCTGTGTAGGTAGCGACAGCGCTGGCAAGCAGTGAACGCCCGTAGGAAGCCAATAGAGCCTTCTGAGCGTCTGTGAGTGTGATGTTCATGGTGTGGGTTCCGTTTCTTTTTTGCGGCTCTTCATCCCGTTTGCACTTAGGACCCCTGCGAGCGACCCTGTGAGGAAGACTAGGAGCGTTGAGACGAGATCTATAAAGGCTGCATCGTTCGGTGCTTGAACGGTGACTGGCTGGGTCACGAACACAAGCGCATAGAGCAAGGTTGCCACAGACAGCGCGAAGACTGCTGCCAGTGTGATTCCGATGATGAAGATAAGTCGAGCGTGAAGCTCTTCGCCAGTGTGGCGTTTCTCGGGGTTACGAATTGAGCGCGTCATCTGGTACTAGATCCTTTGTGCAGTAGTCGGAAGCGTGGCAGATTGGCGGAACGCAATCAGCGGACTCCCAATTTGCCGGGTCTTGACATGGGTAGCGATAGTGGCCGTCATATCCACAAGCAGTTAGCGCAATGCTTAGCAAGCTAATCAGTGCTAGGCGTTTCATCTTTTGGTTCCATTGTCCAGCCGCTTGCTAACAAGGCTTCGTGTTCTTCGTCCGTCATTTCGCGGATTAAATCACCTATTTGGATTAGTGGGTTTGTCATGGTTAGTTCCTCCGGCCGTAAACGCGAATGGTGCCGCCTGTCATGGTGCCGCTATTGGGCGACAGAGTGAAGTCCGTGTAGGAAGTGTTGTTGGCGAGAAAACCGTTGTAGGTGCCCGCGTTACCCGCGTCTACATAGCCCGCAAAAATAAAGGTTCGGGTGGCGGCAAAAGGGTTTTCAAGGTTGCACACAAGACGCGCGAAATCGGTAGTTCCTGCGCCGACAAAGGTAAATCGTGCCCCGTTATTGTCGTTGACATTGCCAGAGACAAGGGCGTTGGCGTAGGTGCCGTAAATGAGAGTGCCGTAGTAGCCCGTGGTAGTAGCGCCCAACTGCACGCGGATAGGCCCCGATGCGCTCGTGGTGCCGCCTGTGTAGGTGATGACATAGTTAGCGTAGTCGGCGCTGAATGCGCTCGTGACCTCAACGCTAGAAACGCCTGTGCCAACCGTCTGGGTCTTAACCAACCATAATCCAATGCTATCCATGGCCTGGCTAGTCAAGGTCTCCCCTGGGCTGAAGTCTGGTACTGGCATAGTTAAAATCCTAATCTACTGGTATCGAGAACGCCATAGATCGGGTCATCAAGAATGAACACGTTGTTTTGGCGAAAGTCTGAAACATTGAAGGTATAGCGAACATCGCTGGGATCTGCTGTGATGCTCCAGCCCTCGATAATTGTGTTGAATGTTGATCCACGGAACACAATAGGCAGACGAACAGAAACACAGCCGATAGAGATGAGCTGTGCAGCATCCAGAGCGCTATCGAGAGCGTGTCGAGTTGAGATGGCTACTGGCACAGAGATTGAAGAATTAAACTGTGCTTGCGTGTATTGAGCCAGCGCTAAAGCTTGATCGTTTGTCTCGTCCAGTGTGTCAATCTGAAGATTCCTAGAGCCTGTGCCGGCTTGCTGTGTGGTGAGCTGATCTGGCACCACTGTCACTTGTGTGAAGTAATTATCGGTCAAGCTGGCAAATTCTACGGAATCGTAAGCCATGCCAGTGGTTGCTGGGTTGCTATCAGTAAAACGAACATTTGAAAGTGAGGCTGGAGCGGCTGTGGCATCAATAAGCACGTCACGCCCGTGGAAAGTAAGACTGCTGGCGTTCTCATTGAGTCTTCCGTTCTCTGTCGCTACAAGCTTCAAAATAAGGCTTTGAGCGTCCCCTGAAACTTGTGTGGGCCCAAAAGTAAAAGAGCGTGTTTGATCGTCGATTACTGTCTTGGCTCCGCCTGTTACATCGTTTCCAATGCGTACAGCTTCGAAGCCTGTAGTTCCACCGCCAAGAAGAAAGTTCTCTACATATCCGCGGCCCAGCTGGGCAAGATATCCCTCTAGGGAAATTGTGGCTGTGTCTTCTGCTTGGATAATGCCGTAGTTGTATTCAATATTTGTGACATAGCCGCCACAGACTTGATAGCCATTGATGCTCACAGTGACAAGAGCTTCCAACACAATCGCCGCCGGCAAATTTTGAGGGTTCCGGATGGTGATACTACCGCTGCCAGCTTTGAAAGGGTCACTTTTGGCTTTCCTGCCCGATGTCCAGTTAAAGGATGTAATGGAGCCGATGACGCTGGCTGAGGGTCCTGTGGCTGTAAGTGTGGGAAGGCTCATGGCTAGATTGAAGTAGCCACTCGAATGGGAACAGCGCCGTTCGTTCTCATGTAGCGCCGTAGGGCATCTACTACAGCGTTCGGATCTCCGCCGTTCACATTGATGGTCACGTTGTTTCCGCCGCCAGCGCCGCCAGTGAACTCGCTCATCCTGTCAAGTGGGATAACTGCTTCTGGGCCGGCTTCGCCTACCACAGCCAATGTTGCGCCGTTCATGATGAGACCGCCATCGGCGAGAAGCGGAATCTTAGGAATTGAGAACTCTTTACCGCGTCCGGGAAGCCCAGGAATGTCCGGGATTTTGATGGAGAGCTTTCCGAGAGTGTTATTCCACAAGGAAGCAATACCGTTAAATATTGTTTTCACCACGTCAAGCATTAATTTGAAACTAGGAATTGTGACGTTTTGAATCCACCATTTTATTCCACCGAAAACCTTGTCTACTATCTTTCGGAAACCCTCAAAACGTGCATAGGCAACGACTAAAAAACCGATAAGAGTAGCGATGCCAAGAGCAATAAGAGTCACCGGGTTAAGGCTCATGGCGATATTTAACGCAATGACAGCGCCAGTTAAGCCAACGAAAGCACCAACTACTAATTTCATTAGTCCGGGGTTTTCTTGGGCCCATGCAGAGAAAGCAGCCAACTTAGGTGCCACCGCATCAATGATTGGGAGAAGCATGTCGCCGAAAGTGTCCGACACGCCAGCCAAAGCGAACTTCATTTTGTCAAACGATGACGCAGACGCTTCAGCTGTGCCGCCAACTTGACCTTCTACCGCTTTAAGAATTAATTCTTGAGCGCCAAGAAGATCGCCGGACTCGGTAAGAGCTTTGATTTTTTCTTTTTCGACCTCGTTAAATGTCACGCCAGACTTGCTCAGAGCTGTGATGCCTTTAATGGGGTCTTGCATCGCTTTACCTAGTGAGACAGCGTTACCCTCGGCGGTGCCGAAACCAGCCGCGGCCATGTCAAGAGCTGCTTTTGTGGCCCTGTCAAACGCTCCGCCGGCTGTTCCTACAGACTTTGTAAGGTTGCCAAAAGTAGCAAGTTTTGTCTGGGTTGCCTTAATAACGTCCGCATCGACGGCAATAGTCTTTTCAAGGCTTTCAGCGTAAGCAGAGACTCGATCTGTCGCTTTTCCATAGCCCATTGTGTCAAGCACTGAGCCAAGCTTTTCATTGGCGATTCGAGCATCTTCCGCGCCTTTAGCCGCGCTAACCATAAATCCACCGAAAGCTCCCAGAGCCGCTGTCGCCGGCAAAAAGGATTTCTTAAGCGCAAAGCCTGTCTTGGCTCCGATGCCATCAAGCGACTTAAACTCTTTTCTTGCTTTGTCAATGCCGGTCGATTTGAACTCGGAAATAATTGGGATGTAAATAGCCATCAGCGAAGAATCTTTCGGTTTACTTCTTGAGCGACTTCATCAATCGCTTTCAGAATTGCATCATTGGCAAGCTTTCGAATCTCTTTAACATTGCGCCACATACCGCGCTGGGCTTTCCCATATTTGGCGTTCAGAGCATTAATGAAAGCATCTCCTTGGGGTTTTGTACCTGTTGAGCCATTAGCGAAGCCGGCGATGTCATACATGGCCGCTCCCGGGTTCTTTTGAATAATCGTGATAATGGGGAATTGCTCGCCTCGGGCCCGTCCGCCTACTTGGATCTGAACGCCTTTATCGGCATTAGCTTTCGAATAGGCAAGCCTTCCGCTGTAGGTCCAGCCAGAAAGCGGAGCCCCAGAAGGATAATTCTCCCGGGCTTTACTGACTGCTGGCGCTCCAGCTGCTTTCACTTTAGAGATGGCTTTGAACTTTGCTTTCTTATCAACTTCTCCGAGCTCTTTAAGGACTTCTTTAACGCCGTAAACTTCAACGCTTGCGTTTATTGGCATTATTCATTTCCTTTCGTTGCTCGTTCAAAACGCTCACCACAGTGGCGAGCTCTTGAAAATCAAATTCTAAATGTGGCGGAAAGTATCCAGTAGCCACTAGCACCTCTGCTAGTTGCCTGCCGAAGCTTCCGCGCTGGTAGGGCCCACAGCATCATTCTCCACCACATCGATATTTTCGATCTTGTCGATGTATGAATCGAGTGTGAGTGGTACTGGGATATTGCAGCGCTTCGATGCTTCATAAGCCCAGAACACCATGTCTTCGAGTCCGATCATGCCGGCTCCAAGCTCTGATGCTTTACGCTTAAATTTTCGTTCCCAAGCGATTATTACTGGTAGTGATGTCGTCACTTCGTAGACGTTGCCGCCTGTTTCAGTGACTTGAAGTGTGACTTTCATGGTTCCCCGTTTCTAGTTGTTAAACGATGTCTCGTGCCCAAGTGCCGGCAGTAAACGACAGCTCAACAGTGGCAAGCTCTCCAACGGTTGAGTTGATGACACTTGCCGATGGGCACATCGCATTAGTGATGGTGTACTCGGGATTGCTGGCGGACTCTGTGGTTCCAGATGGTGAAATCACCAATGTGGTGGTCCCTGTGCCTACGATTGCAGCGAGCATTTCTTCTACTTCGCCTGTGCCGTAGCTAAGAAAGAGGGTCATTGAAACTTCCACACTTTGGAGGCCCCCAACCATCTTTTCCCCTGTGTCTCCCATAACTGTCGCGGAAAGTTCAGATTTTCCGACAACCACGCTCACTGCGCTGCACTGGTCGGACACGTCCCAAGTGGTCACGCCTTGAGTGATGTTCACTGTTGCATTGGATAGGAATGTTGTTGTTGCCATAATCGGCTCCTTTTTTGTTAATTGCGCCGGACTGATATCCGGCTTGTGATGTCGTATGTCGGGAACTGACCGCCGCCATAATCCGCTGTGCTCGGGCGAGCGTCTGTGACTGCAATCGATGAGTTCATGATTGTGTCCACAGTGGTGAGCAGATATTCGGCGGCTGTTTTGTTTGCTGGCGGAATCCCTAGAACCTTGATGGTGATAGTGATGTCTCCAACATTGCGAGTAAAAGCGTCAAGCACTGGAAGCTCCACCATCACCGAATAGGGCCGCGCGTTGCGTGGATCATCAATTACTTTCAAGCCCAGCCCAGTGAGAGCTGTTTTGGTGGCTGTAATTGCGTCTTGAAGAATCCCCGTGGCTGGCATGATCTATCCGACCTGTGGCCTTTTACATCCCAGCAAGCGAAGAATCTCTGCGAAGCTTTGACCGGGAGCGACCCCGAAACCTTGATTGTCAAAAGATGCGAAACCGTCTACAGCGCCACGCTGTTTAATCAACGTGGACGCATAGAGCACAGTTCCAACCTTCGAATCATTCCCGGGAACGATGTTCGGATGGTCCTCATATCCTGCGGATCGTCTGGTTCGAAATGCCCAATCATTCGCCGCGCTGACCTGAGT